ATAGTTTTTAATTTTATTGCGTAGTACGTCGATTCCTGATTCATCAGAACCATTGATAACAATAAAATCGCAACCAACCTCATTACATAGTGCCTTAGCTACGGTAGTCTTGCCAACACCTGCGGTGCCAGAAAGCAAAAGATTAGGAATCTCTTTCTTGTTTACATACTCAAGAAAAGTATTCTTAATTGAATCAGGAAGAATACAATCTTCAACTTTCTTTGGGCGATACTTTTCTACCCACAAAATGTGTTCGTTCATTCAAAATCTCCATAATATAAAACAAAAATTAACCGATGACGGTATCTTTCGCCTCAAAAGCAATCCAATATTGGATATCTTCTTTCACATTTTTAAAATGACCGATGCCCTTGAACGAGATTTTAACTTCATAAGTTCCGGGAATCATTTTAATGTTTTCTGTTTTGAACACAATTTTATATTTCTTATCATCTGCACCAACAGAAATTGAATTGGTGTGTGTAGAATTATCATTTGCATCAAATGCAACCATTTCAATTGTAGAACCGTCGCATTGAATTGCAATATGCGGTGAAGAAAGTACACTCGCAGTTTTCATAATCGAATCATAATCTTCTACAGAAAGATTGAAATTACAATCAACAGAAGGCAAATTAATCTCCTTCTCTGGCGGCGTTACAATCATTTCTTTTGCAGTCATACGATATTTGACTTTATTGCGTCCATTTTTAAAAATGACATTAGATTCATCAAAATCAATTTCTGCCGTATCTTTAAATAAAGAATGAACTGAAAGGAACTGATTCAAATCATAGACGCAAAAATCTCTAGGAAAACTATCTTTAAGAATAGCTTGCGCCAATACGGTTTTACCAGCAGAAACAGTTGTTAGTTTACTGCCAGTTTTAAACTGAATGCCTTGATTGATAGAAGAAAAGTTCTTCAAGACGGTCAGAGTTTCATTAGACAACTTCATTAATTTCTCCATTATGTAATAGTTCTTTCATTCTACTAGGTCCTAGATAGAATGTCAATATAGAAAAGATATTATTTCTCAATGTTTCTTTTGAATCATTATTTTCAATTGATTCGTCGATGAAATTTCCTATCCATTTCCATTCAGATTCATGCACACCAGTTTCATACATTAAAGCCTCAGATTTTTTACATCCTTGATTTGCTTCAAAAGCAATTTCATACCAATCAGGATTTTTTCCTCTTTTGACTTCAATAAGAATTCCACCTTGTTTTTGAATCCATTTTATTTCATTTGCAAATCTAACATCCGTAATGACATAGTTTTTATTCTTGTCAATCTTTTTTTCTAAGATATTGATCCAAATATTTTCATTGAAAATATCTCGACCTACTTCTGTTCCAATTCTTTGCAATGCCATTCTAGGTGTAAATTCGTAACCAAATTTTTTAGACCAAAAAGGATCATATTCTTCACGAAATTTTCGTGATTCTTCTGTATCGCCTTCTAAAAGGTGGCGCGGCCAACCAAACATAACTGAAGCAGTATCTTTGACTGGACCCGCGAAACTTTGTTTTTCGAATCCAATTTCTTTTAGAATATCACCAGCAGTTCCTTTACCTGAGCCAATAAATCCTAAAAAACCGACAATCATTACATTTCTCCAACATAATTCGCAACAGCAGGCATATCACCCTGGAAATGATAAGTACCAATATGAGATGTTTTCATCCAAGGGCACAACCAAATTTGTCCACCCATGTTACGCCACCATTGACAGAACATATAATCTTCTGACAAATAACGCTCAGATTCTTTATCAATAACAGTATCAAAATATGCATGAATATAACGTGAACCATCAAAGTGTGCTTGGCCAACATGATCTGGTTTATATTTCAAACTAGGGTATTGTTCTGCAAACTTAGGAAACACTTCACGTTTAACCATCATAAAACCAGTACCAATTTCAAGTACTTCCAATGGTTCAGAAACAGAGAATTGTGCTGTGCCTTTAACAGGATTAAACACATAGTCACCAGTCACTTTTTCAAGTGTGCCGGCATCAATTTCTGGATTCTTTTCCATTGCCCTTTTTACGGCACGCCATTTGATTGCTTTCTTTGGATAAGGTGCGCCAATAACTTCTTTATCTAAAGCTAACATTGCAACGATATCTTTTGGATCAAAACTAATATCAGAATCTAGAAATAAAAGATGTGTTGAATCAGAACGATTTAAAAATTCATCGACAAGATAATTACGAGCTCTTGTAATCAAGGACTCATTAAATAGGAATGAAAATTTAATTTGAATTCCATATTGGAGGCACATTCCTTGTAGGTCAAGGCAAGACTTCATATAAAGTCCGTGATTCATTCCACCGTACATTGGTGTTGCAACAAAAAGACTTTTCTTTTTCAAGTCATCGATATTAATTTTAATTTCCATTTTATCTCCACAATGTTATAGAAGAAGGGCATTTCTGCCCTTCTGTTTTCTCGGAATTAAAATTAACCGAGTGAATAACCTGCTTTCAATGCAGTTTGAACCAAGGCCTTAGTTGGTGTACCAAGACGATAGAAATTGATTTTGCGGCCGTCTTTAAGAGTACGGGTGTTTGTGTAAATGCAATGCCCTTCTTGCCGAAGTTCATGAATTCGTGCGCCAACATTTTTGATGCCGAAACGCTGCCGAGCCTGTTTAACCGTAAAGGTATTATATCCTTCGGTTTTCTTGAGGACTTTAAGCATACGTTCTTTAACTGGCAATTTTTCCATTCTATTTTCTCCTTAAACATTTTAAAAAATCTCTTTCGAGAGTCGCCACTATACTACTATATAGTGAATTTGTCAAGCGGTTTTCTGGTAAACTTAACGACCGACTTGAGGCAAATATCGTTCCTTAGTTTCCTCCCAAGAGAGGTAAATAAGGTCATCATAAAACAAAGTTTCGTATGAAACCGTGTTTTTCTTTTTTAACATGGAAATCCTTCCTTTTGCATATTTTGTTTTCCAAATATCTGTTAATGCTTCTGTAGAAGTGTCAAAAGACTTAATCAAATCTTTATCCGTTATTTCTTTGCGAAGGTATTCAAATGTATTGTTATACAATGGTGAAAAGTAAATACCTCTTTGATGTTCTGTACGAATAAGATTTTTAGGTATGCCAAGTTTACTGTATGCAAAATTTAATGACCTGTTTTTATGGTCACGTTTAAGTGGCATACCGCTAACATTTTTTGCTTCCCACCATTCAAAATATTTTCGTGGATGGTTTTCTCGAATCCAATCAAACACCATTCTTTTTGTTGTTCTTGTCGGTTCAAATGCAACAGAACCGGAAGAGAATCCCATTTTATTCCAATGTTCTAATCCATCATATTGTGATAGACCATTACTCTTTGTATTTCCATACAATGAAGTTGTTGTAACACCAACTAGTGTATCACCATATCTTACTTTCCAATCCAATTGAACTGTATCAGACAAACACAAAAGTGCCAATAGTTTTCCACCCATATAGTTGAATCCTAATGGTTGCAAAGGAACAATCGTTGATCCAATTGCAGTATGATTGACCATGCCTTGTTGTGTCTTAACATCCCTAGACCACCCGATTGCATTATCTCTAGGCGTTAAATCTAAAAAGTCCGAAGAAATACAGATTACGCCTAAGTATTTGCCAGATTGTTGGTCAATTACTGTATAGAAAAGATTTCGACCAATATTCGAATTGTTTTTCATCGTAGATGAAAAGGTACGAATTGCATTCCATGTTTCTGCCAATTCACCATTATAAATTTGCATTACAGGATAAAGTTTTGCGTAATCGTCTGGCTCATTTGGAATCCAAAAATTAGATTTAACTTCTTTAATAAGTTTCTCCTGTTCTGGATAAACCATCTGTAACTCATCGCCCCATAGTGTAGAGACTTCATTTACAGGATAACGCTCTTTGACTTCACACCATTTTTGATAAAGTGTATACTCACGCACATCCATTTTAGATGCATACGTCAAATCATCAATTAAAACCTTTTTGAGTTCTTGTTCATCAATATGTTTAACTGGTACATTTTTATTTTTTTCTTGCCATTCAGACCATTGCTTATCGACATATTCAACCGGTGTTGCCATTTTTTGCCTTCATCATTCGCATAATTTTTTTCTTTTTTTCCATAGCCATTTTAAGACTGACGGATCCGATCCTACTAGTATACAGTATTCCGTTCATGTGGTCAAGTTCGTGTTGAAAACAACGTGCAGAAAGACCATTTAATTTTACCACTCTTTTGACACCGTTAAAATCTTGATACTCTGCTTCTATAGTTTCCGGTCTTTCAATGCTCAATGCCAATAATGGAAAACTCAAACACCCTTCCATCATTTTAACTTTTTCTTCCGATTGCCAAATTATTTTTGGATTAAAAAATGCCACATATTGTTCTTTTGCACCCATAACAAAAACTCTGTGTTTAAATCCACATTGATTTGCGGATAATCCAAGTCCATTTTCTTGTTTGCAAGTTTCAACAAGTGCAGAAGCAAATGCATTTGGATTAACTGGAGGGTTAGTAAAATCAAATTCTGGTAAAACTTCTCTTAATACCGGATGTTGATTTTCTACCAATTTAAAATTAGCAATTTTTGGAGGTTTTGGAGGTTCTAATCCATACCCTTCTTTTTGTGTATCAAAAACTAATATGTTACTCATCGCACCACCTCAGAAAAGTTATTTTTCTTTTGAAATCTAATTACACTTCTAAATTTATCAAATAATTGATCACCTTTGTGAGAGATAACAAATATGTTTGTTTCTGATCCCATCTCGCCCATCAGTTTTAAAAATTCTTCTGTGCCAACAGAATCGAGACTAGAATCAAATATTTCATCCAAAATTAATAGGTTTGTATTTGTCGAGTTTTTTAATTTAGCAATTTGTCGCCATGTGAACAGAAGTGCCAAATCAATGCGCATCTTTTCACCTTCAGAAAAATTATCATAACTAAATTCATCTCTATGCCTAGATTTAATTGTCTCTTCAAAATTTTCATCAATATTAAAGTTAACAAAAAAGTCCATTGCTGTTAAGTACTTATTAATCAATTTATTCATGATTGGTAAATACTGTTTGATGATTTTGGTTTTAATACCATTATCTTTCAACAAAACAGATGCATATTCATAATATTGTTTCTCAACTGTCAATTCTTGTTGTTCAACTAACAATGTTTCCAATTCTTCTTTTAATTTCTTCAACTTCAAATTATCATCTTCCAAATTGTTCTTTTTATTTGAAAGTTCACTTATCTGTTTTTTAAGTTTCTTGATAAATTCGTTTAATGTCTTAATCGTAGAATTGTTCTTTATTATTTCATTGTTATGTTTATATATTTCAGAATTTATATCTTGTATCTCTTTTATTCTGTTGTCGAGTTTATCAATTTCCTTCTTAATTTGTTCAAGACCCTTTTGTTGAGTATCGATTTTTTTCTCGATTTCAGAGATTTGATTGTTTCGGAATTCTTCTCCGATTCCTTGTTTACAGGTTGGGCAGTTGTCATTTTGTTCATAGAATGAAATATCCTTTTTGTTCTTTTTTATGTTATCGTCCATTTTAGATTCTAACTGATTAAGTTTACTTATCTTTTTTTCAGTTGGTGTTTTATCTTCGATAGTCTTTAACAAAGTTTCAATATCACTTTGAAGGTTAACGATATCTTTTTCACACGTTTCTATTTCTTTTTCGCTTTCTGATATTTCTTCTTCTTTCTTTTTAATTTCAAAATCATTATGTTTTTTATACTCTTCAATGTTTTGTTTTTGTAACTCGATTTTTTCTTCTGTTAAGTCAATATTATATTTGTTCTTTGTCGTTGTTTCTTTTAATGTGGACGTTTTTTCTTTTAGTATCGAATTCATAGAAGAAAAGATTTGAATATCCAAAAGGTCTTCAATAATTGCACGACGATCCGCTGGCGAAAGTTGCATAAAAGGAACGAACGATGCCGATCCTAATATAACAACTTGTGTGAAAGATTTGAAATTTAATTTCAATATACTTTTTTCTAATTGTTCTTGATAATCTTTTGACTTCGAATCTTGGTTCAAGAGATCATTGTTACAATAGATTTCAAATAAATTTGGTTTAATACCGCGAACAACTTTATAACTTTTTTTACCAATAGTAAATTCAACCTCAACAACACCGTGAGATTGATTGATTGAGTTCAATAGATTTGGTTTATTGATTTTACGAAATGGTTTACCAAAAAGACCAAAACAAAGTGCATCTAGAATAGTAGATTTACCTGCACCATTGCTGCCAATAATCAAAGTGTTTGTGGACCTACAAAGGTCAATTTCAGTAAATACGTTGCCAGTGGAAAGTATATTTTTCCACCGGACTTTTTCAAATTTTATCATATTTGTTCGGTATTTAAGGCTTCAGAATAAAGTTTTCTCATTACAATTTTTAATTTGGAATTGTCGATACTATCAGAATTCATACCGTCAATATACTTATTAATTATAGTAATGGTATCTTCCGCTTGATCGACTTCATCCAAACTAGATTCAAAACTTTCAGTAAAATCTTCCACGATGTTAATATCAATCGGATTTACATCATACAGGTTGTTTAGAAACCTGTCAAATAGATGAGGATTGGTTTTATTTTCCACAATAACTTTAACATATTTACTTGTATATTTTTTCAAATCTTTACCAGTTATCTGAGTTATTGTTTCATTCTTATCATCATATTTTATTTTATGAAACATGATATTTGGATTTTTAATAAACTCCAATTCTTTTGTTTTCAAATCAAATAAATGAAATCCTCTTTCATCACCATAGTCGATCCAAGTCATCTCGTATGGATTACCCAAATATTGTATGTTATTCTGTTTTGATTTATGATGATAATGTCCAGAAAAAACTGTATCGAAGTGTTTGAAAATATTTCTATCTAAACCATCTTCGCAAATTGCACCGCGGTGCATAACGAACCCTTCAATTTCAAAATGACCCATACAAATATCTGCTTGTGTATTTTCAATTTGTTTAATTGAATCATTATAATTTTCTGCACAAATCCAAGGAATCATACAGACTTCAACTGAATTAATATTAACTGTTTTTGGTGAATCAATTACATTAATATTATCATATTCACTTAACAATAAATCAATTGAATTTACACTGTTTGTGTTTTTGAAATATGTGTCATGATTTCCAGCTAACATATGTACGTTGATGCTCCTTTTAAAGAGAGGATCAAAAAACATTTCTTTAGTTCTTTTTAAAGAATAAAAATTAATATATTTCCTACGGTCAAAAGTATCACCTAAAATTAACACGGTAGTGATATTATTTTGATCAATTGTAGGAAAAAATGTCTCTGTGTAAAACTTATCATAATAATCTAGAAAATGCAACGAATCATTTCTTCCGCCAAAATGCTGGTCAGTTATTAACGCTACTTTCATATTTACTCCATAAATTGTTCTAACCCTTTCAGTTTAGGTACAATCTTTTTAGTTTCTTTCTTTTTCTTTTGAACATCTTCAAAATTTTCTATGAACTCGGAGATGTTATCATACAATTCAAATTGCTTTACGGTACCATTTTCCATATCAAGCATATCAAATTCATCCAATATACCATTTTGTTCGGTAGATTTGTACTTGACATATAGGTACTTCTTTTCTTTTTGAATCCTTCGCAGGAAAGCATAATATATGATTTGTGTGAAATAGGCAAATGGATTTTTAGACTTCTCAGGATCAAAATTATTGAAATACATTAAACAATTTTCAATGCCGTCAGAAATCATTTCATCACGATAAGTGTAATTAATAAAATTTGGTTTATGAGATAACCCTTCAGATATCTTCATAAAACACTCACCGATGTAGTTAGGAATCGCAGGGGCAGGTTTGTTTTGCATCTCTGCGGTCTGGCATGCTGTTTTGTATTCTGTCAATGCCTTGAGAAAATCCTCATTGTTTATATAATGTTTTTGTTTTGCCATATTGTTTACCATAAAAAGTTGTTGACATTTCGCTTGACAACGTGTAGAGTTGTCTATGTCCTGGTTTAAAGTTAATGTATTATGTGTTCTTCCGATGATAGTTCATTATAAGCTTCCATCATCGCATCTACTTCTTCTTCTTTCATTTTAGACATGGTGTCTTTTAACTTCATTCTCTCGTTGAAGACACTTACCGAGTTACTATAGTATTTTGAAAATTCTTCATTTGCTTCCATAATGCAGATGATGTTTTCTGTTTTGATGGTTGCCTCATTCAACTTAATTAAGCTAGCAGGCAACCAGTTTTTCAATATCAAACCAGAATATTTACCTTCTGTGTGTATAGTAATTTCCATAGGTTCCATAATGAATAATGATCCATCAAGTTTTTCGGTTACAAACCCTATAACATCGTTACCGTTTTTTAATCTCACTATTTTTACATCATTCATTTTTTAATCCTATTTTGTAGATTTTAAATGTAAATTTTTCTTCAGTATATATTTTTACTCTTTCCACAAAATGTCTAAGTGTATAATTCATCTGTTTTTTGTGAACAAGATCATCAGCAATATCATATAGTGTAGCTATTTCTTTGCCTTCTGATTGTCTTAGTCCTCTGCCAATACTTTGTAAATTTCTAACTCTTGACTTTGACGGAGAAGCGAATATAATGTTGTGGAGGTTTTTAATATTGATGCCAGTACTAAAAGTACCAAATGATGCCACAACTATCGCGTTTGTTTCTTTCTCCATTATACTTCTTATGTCCTCTCTGTCTTTAGTTTCTGTTCCGCCATAAACAAAAAAGACTTTCCTGTCGCCGATTCTTTCAGAATCTTTAATCATATTATAAAGGTTTTTACCATGTTTGTCAACTAATTGGAAAAGAACCAATGTATTCCTATTCATACTTATAGTTAAATTTTTAATGAATTTATTTCTTTCATGGCATTCGACCAAGTACTGAATCTCTTCTTGATAATTTTTGTTTGAAATTTCTATACATTTTTCATCTGAATGTCTTAAAACTAAACACTTTATTTCAAAATTAGAAACTTGTTTTTTGTCAATTAATTCTTTGGTTGTTATTACCTTTTTGACTGCACCAAATAATCCTTCTAGTACAAGTTTATGTGTTTTTGTTCCGTCTAAAGTACCAGTCAAACCAATACGATATTTTGTATTGGTGCATGATGTTAATATTGTTGTCAGAGATTGTGCTTTGAATAGGTGTGCTTCATCACCTATAATGTAATCAAATTGCTGAAAATATTCCTTGGGCATTTGATATAAAGATTGCCAAGTTGAGATAATTAATTTTTTATCTGAAACTTTATCTTTTCCTTGATACACTCTATGTATATATTGATCAACATAAAACCCATTGTGAGAAGAGTAATCTGCAAAGTCTGAATAGAGTTGTTCGACCAATGATGTTGTTGGTACAATAATTAAACCTTTGAGATTTTGAAAGGATAGAAATTGTCTGACCAATAGATAGATAATAAGTGATTTGCCTGACGCCGTAGGTGACAAAAGTAATGCACGGCGACTTTGCATCGCGTGTACAAATGCATTAATCTGGTGTTCTCGTATCTCTATTGGTACATTAGAAGAGTGTAAATTCATATTATGTGCGAATTTCTGCGCTTCAAATATACTAAATTCATCTTCTGTTTCTAGTTTAGGATCATCAAAAGAAAATGTATAATTTCTCTCTACACAGAATTCTTTAATATAATTTATCAGACCGTAATAAATTTGTGATGAACCCATGTTCCATAAACGAATTTTGCCATCCCAAATCTTCTTACGAAACGCCGGAACAAACTGATACCCTGGTACAAAAAAGGTAAAGTACTCTGATAGTTCTTGTGAAATATGTTTTTCACATTCTATCTTTAAGAATACTTCATTCTTTTTTGAAATTACCAGATCAGTTGCCATTGATAAATTTTTCCCATGCAATGAAATCTTTTAACTGATAAGTTCTAGAATTCAATTCTTTCATGATAGATTCAATCATCGTAATAACTTCTTCATGATAGATTTTTTTCTCAAGTAAACGAATTATATCATTATCTGATTCCAAATATGTGGTAATATCAGATTTTAGTGTAAACTTGAATTGTTCCCACCCGTGTTCCTCCAACTCTTCTCTTGAGAGTTTTCCATTGTAATATTCCCATTTTACTTTTTTCAGGCGAAGATAATCAAAGTTGGCCTTTTTAGATGCCAATTTATGTTTGATTAAAATTGTAAGATATTTGTTATGTAAAATGGGTATACGGATGAGTTCTTTTCCGGGTTCTGTTGAATCTATGACAGAATCTTTTTCCCAATGATTGAGTATTTGTTCGATATTTTCCATAATATATGTATAGTCAAGATGAAATATTTATATTGGTTCTATATTGAAATAATCGTAAGTGAACGATGCCCTACAGGTTATAACGTCTTCTGATGACAGTTTGGTGTCAAAAGATATGCCTGATAAAGACGTTGGAAACATGTTAAAAAATTGTATTCTAACATTGATATTGTTAAGATTTGTAAGTAATGTTAGATGCCCGTCAGATTGAAATTTATACTTTCTATTTCTTTGTGCATACATTTTTTGCAATTCTGATAGTTCTTTTCTTTCATCTGTCGATTCTGGTGAAGCAATAGATCGAAACCATTTATACAATTCATTCCAACCTGATAATGCTTCATCAACAATAAAAGTGATATCAAATGAACCGTATGTAATTTTGGTACCTGGAAAATTTAAATTTAAAATGGGTGTAGCAAATTCTGCTTGTCCAATACTAATATCTGGTAAGTTTGCTTCTTGACAAAAATATTGTACCGTAGGTATTCTATCAAAAGTTAATAGATACTTTGTGGGTTGTAGTAAATCTGTGGTTTCCGGGGATCTTGTAGTTACTGTCATAGTTGATCACTTTATCTTGTAATATTGCACTAGATATTTATAATATAAAAAAGGGGATCAAAAGATCCCCTTTCGAATTAAACTCTTATTTTCATCGCCACTGGAATATCAATTTTAACTTTTCTTGGAAAAAATAAATTGATAATCCATTTAATAAATTCAAATAACATTACGATACTGTAACGATTAGTGAAGTTGGAACATCTAACACAACATTAGGAACAACAACTGCTGTTACTTCTGGTTGTGCAACATCGGGTTCAATTGTAACTGATCCTGTGATTGGTTCACTAATTGCAATACCTTGTGCATCAACTGCAGCTGCTGTTACAACGTAAGTGCCAGCTTCAACATTTGCGAAAATAGCCTCATATGGTGCATGTGATAAAAATTGTACACGATTATCACCTAAACTAACTCTAATACCACCTGAAACAACAGAACTATCGAATTCATGTTGCTCTGTCGAGATCGAAACTGTTACTGTATGTGCCATTATTAACTCCTTATAATTAAATAGTAATAAAATATTATCGCAAAAAAAGAGGAACAGAAATGTTCCTCTTTAAAAATCACTCTATGGTGATTTCATCAAATTACATTAAGTTTCTAACACCAAAGAGGCGATAGTAAACATTCGAACGAGCAGTCAATGCACCGTTACCGGCAGTAAGACCTTGTGCAAATGGATTGGAAACCATGCCGTAACGAGTTTTAAATCCAATCTTAGGTTGGAATGTGAACTGGTCAACTGCACGAACCATTTGTAAAGGAACGTATGGGCAATAGAACAAGCCAGCGTCATAAGGCGAAGTACCTTTGTAACCGATTGTGACGAGTTCTTGGTTGCTTGTATAACCGCCGAAGTATGGATCGATATACACTTTGATGCGTCCATGCAATAAACCGCAGAAGGTATTGCCTGTGTCATCAACTTGAAGATCCGACTGAAGTGCTGGTGTGTACTGAAGAACTCCAGCCATTGCCATTGCAGAGGCAACGTCAGAAGAAACAATCAACACATTACCTTTACCGCGACGAGTCTGTTTTGCAATGACGTTTGCATCACGTTCGATTTGAAAAATCAATCCTTTGAAACGCTCAACCGACCAACGACCGTTCGAGTCTGTGTCTAAGTCGAAAAGACCAGCAGTAACAGTACCGTACTGAGCACCAACAACAGCGTTGTTATAGATTGTACGAATAACTTCACGATTGATTTCAGCAAGAATCTCTGTAGAAAGAATATTCGACAATTCTGTCTCAGCATCAAGACCGTGAATTGCTTTCAAGTCTTGTGCGAGTTCTAACGAATATTCAGCTTTAAGAGCACGCGATTGTGCAGTAACAGTAACTTTCTCGATAGAGAATGCCATCTGTTGGAACACGTTAGCGCCAGTACCATAGTCAACTGCACCCAAGAATTCAGCATTAACTGTTGGTAATCCTACACCTGTTGTGGTAGCATTAGTTGTGGTATTAGAGAAATTGTTTGCAGTATCATTAATACCCGAACCATAAACTGTGCTAAGTTTACCAGAGAATGTTGTGTTAGCCTCATTGAAGAATGCTTCTGTACCAGTCTGAGTGTCGTATCTAGCGCGCATTGCGAAGATAAGACCTGTAGGACCTGTCATTGGCTGAACGCCAGCAACGTCATAAGCAATCAAGTTAGGCAATGCACGGCGAACCAAACTGATTAAGATTGGATCAAAGTTCGAAACACCACCGGTGACGTTGGAAGGACCAGCAACGCTAGGTGCTTCGTTAAGTGCCTGAGATTCTTGACGCATAGCTTGTTGTTGATTTTCCAAAACAAGGGCTGTAACAGCACGCTTGTATGGATCCTTAATGGATTCAAGTTCTGGATGTTCCAGAACAGGTGCCCATTTCTTTTGTAACTCTTCAGTTAAATACATTTTAGTCTCCTAATTTGAAATAGATGTTATTTAATAACAGTTTTTGAAATTGTTTTTGCATAAACTTCCATCGAAGGGTCATCATACCTTACACGGTTGTTTTCTTCTTCTTCAACAAGAAGTTCATCGTCTAATGCAGAATTGCTTGCAACTTTAACGTCTGACTTGAAATAGGCTTCTTTCAATGTACCAACCTTCTCTGCAAATTCTTCTTCAGTAGTGAATTCAACACCCTCTGTGAGTGTCTTTAATTTTTCTACTTGCGTCTGCGATAATCCTTCACATGCTTCATAAATTGCTTCGTGCTTTTTGTGTTCATTCAATTCGCGCATCAATTGAACACCACGACTGATTTCTTCGTTGAGTGCTTCTTCGAGTGCATTAACGTGTTCTGCTAATTCGTCAACAATATCAACTTTTTCTTTTGGAATGTCAATATAATGTTCGACAAATAAGTCACGCAACCCTTCGATAAACTCTTCAACGATTTCAGCACGAAGACCTTTTTCAATGGCAAGTTCGTTTTCTTTGACCCACTCTTCAACCATATAGTTGAGATACGAATCAACTTTTTCTGCCATTTCTTCTTTAATATTTTCTACTGCAACTTGGAATTCTTCAAGCAATGCATCTTCGACTTCAGAAATAACTTCTTCTGCACGAGCATTAACTGCTGCTTCAAAAATTGTTGTAGCCTTGGAAACAAACTCTTCAGAAAGATTTTCACCTTGCATTAAGGCATCCATATCTTCCTTCATTTTTTTCTTCATCATCGCCTGCATCATTTTCTTATCTTGTGCAGCATCCTCATGCCCTTCTTTTTCTTCTTCTTTCAAGGAACTCTTTAAACCTTTTTGAGAAGATTTGGTCAACATACCAGATTTTGTAACGTGAGAAGGAGTCATGGAACGATTAATTCTGTTTAATTTATCAAATCCATGTTTATGATTATCTCTTCCGAAATGCATTTTACGCGCACCAGATTCTAAATCATTTGCGAATTTATCTCCGTGTACTTTTCTTGCACGAGCAACAACATCATCGTGATCCGTGGTGCCATTATATTCTGGATCAGAAACTCTTCTTGCAAGTTCAACGTATCCGGATTTGCTAATCGCTTCATCAAGATCGTATTCTTCGGAAAATAACATATCAATCATTTCTTCATCTGAATACTCTTCGAAGACTTCGACTTCTTCGCTGTAAGATTGAAATGTGGCACCTGGATTTGCTTGGAAAGTCTGTGGTGCTAACTTTGCCTTAATTCGATTAGCAAGAGATGCATAATCGTTAGCAGCTGCTTGAACAGGCTTAACTAAATCACCGCGGCCGGCAGATTGCTGAGGTTGTGGCGAGAGTTGTGGTCTAGGTTGTTGACCAACAGGAGGTGTGGCACCAGGAGGCGTTGCAGAAGGAACACCTTTAATATAGTTGGGCATTTCTTCTGCGTTATTATCCACAGGGTCATCGCCAATGTTGCCAACATCTTTTGTGCCATAAGCAACAGATGCTTGTAGTCTTGCTGGTTTATCTTGTCCACCACGTTTCGATGCGACAGATGCATCAAGAACTTCTTTAGCGGCCTCTGATAGATTAAATTTTCCCATTTTGAAGAACTCCTTGTTTCCTATATTGTATATTTATAATTAAAGTTTTTTTATGAAGTTTTCAAAAATGCGTAAACTTACTTGTTCTATTTCACTTCTAGAAGCTTTACGAATTTCTTGTATTGCTTCAACGTGATCTATTTCAGTCCATACGCCATCTACTAACATCCATTCTTTTCCTTCCATGATGCCATGCACAAATGCACCTGGCGCAGAAGGGTCTGCTACAATGTCTGCCGCTGTGGCTAAATGAAAATCACCTTGAACGATATTAACACCGTTAACATTTTTTAGTGACCCCATACCCCTCGATGACACTCCAAGTTGCGCCCCGCCTTCAATAAGATTTCTAGCAATGTTGCCCATCGGTGTGTCAAGAATTTTTGCTTTACCTATCCAATTAGTTCCATTTTCTGATAGACTAACTATCATATGTGAAACGCGGTCTAGATTAATTGTTGGTGTTTCTGGATGACCTAATTCTCCAAAAGCACGATTCTTTCTAATATACTCTTCTGTATATCTATTAACTTCTTTTTTTAAAGTATCATATTTGTACATTCTTCCGTTTTTGTTCTTTTGTTCAGACACAAGAAAAGGTCCAGAAATGTACATGCACTTCTTACCGTCTGTTTCTTCGGTTATGTATTCTACTTCTTCAAAAATTTCTTTAATTAACTTCATGAATATCTCTTATGGTTTTACTGCATATGGACCATAATTAAATGCAGCAGGATCTCTTCCCCAACCAGCATCATAGAAACGATTATCTTTGTGTAATTCAATGATTATTGTATATGCAGCATTTGCTGTTGTTCCAACTGTTTTAATTAATAAATTACCTGTCGGTCCAACTGCACTATTTGTAATTACTGGCAATTGATATTGTGGATTTGTGTCTATAGAACCAACGCCAAGTGCAAATGCTGTTCTATCGGAAACTGTTCCTTGCCAAACTAATTGTAAATGACCTACGGTGTCATCAACAGAAGCAATAACTCTAGAAATAGTAAATGCTGAATTTGCAAATTCTGGCGCAGTCGTATTGCCTGCTTGATATGGTTGATTGTTTGCATTTAATGCAAATGCAAGAGCTCTTGGGTCTATCCAAACTGTAGACGTTTCGTCTGAATCCAATATGCCAACCCTTTTGATTACAGTTCTTTTATTTGTATCAATTAATATTTGTGAACTATTTGCAATTGCCATTTTTTATTCCTCAGATTCTTCTGTTTCTGGTTGGTTTACGCCAATCAAAGTTTGTGCCAATTCTTGTTTTTTTGTTTCGATATGTGCAGAAACTCTATCATGTATTGCAGAGTAAAGTGCATTTCGAAATTCTACACCATTATCTTCATATGCATAATCAATAATATTTCTTGTATCAGACATAATTTTCTCCAGTTTAAATATTTATAATATATTATTGTTGTGGCGCTTGTGGAGGCACAGGCGGCCTCTCTTGTTGTGTCATATTCATCATTTGTTGTTGTGCTATATTATTTGTAACATCAACTGGCAACCCTAAACCTAATGACCTCTCTTCATCCATTTCTTGTTGCATTATTTGTATTTCATCATCAGTTAGTCTTAATACATGTCTTTGAATCCAAGATTGTGAAAAATAACGTCCTGTATAATTGTCAACTTGTTGCAACAAACTTAATCTTTCTTTCATCAACTCCGCTTCTCTCATTTCAGTAAAATTATTATCTCTAATAAAATCAAAATAAATGTATTCTTTAAAATCTGTCCATTCTTCTTCTGTGCAGATACCTTTTAGAACGCATTGCACTCTTAATGTCTGATCAAATAAATCAGAGAATTTGTTACGCATTCTTTCGACAAATTTAGAAAATTTTAATTCATCTCTTGTGACTTCAGTAACACGATTGAATGAAAACCCCGCACTATTTGGGTCTAATCTGGAAATTGGAACGCATAAAGCTTTGTACAGTTTCTTTTCAAAATACTTAACATCTTCTAGTTCGCCTAGGTTTTGGCCACCTGGCAATGTGCTAATTTCTGTGCCTTTACCACCTTCACGGCGAGGCAACCAAAAATCTTCCATCATTGATAAGAATTTGCGATCATCTCGGACTTCACCTGTATTTGCATCATAGACAAGTTTATTTTTATACTTAACCATAATATCACGCATATATTGTTCTGCTTTTAATTTTGGTAAATTGCCAACGTCAATATAAAAAATTCTTCTTTCTGGTGCTCTTGAGATACGATAGATAACAGTTGCATCTTCAATCATACGC